CAGGAATAAACTAAAAGTTTAAAATATCTCTCAATGACTGGTGGAAATCACCCTTGTCAATTGCTTTGTAAATGGAATCCCAATCGGTAATGTTGTTTACATCATCCCTTGTAATAACATATCTCTGGTCACCTTCACCATTTTTATCATCCTCTGAACTATAATTTCCTTCTTTTTCCTTTTCGTTCCAATAATCATCTGGTGACTGTGTAAACGGATACCCTTGTTTTGCTCTAAGAGTCATTTTTTCAACTTGTGTAGGATTTCTTTTCTCAAACTCTTGTCTGAGCTGTTCCATATCACTGTTGTTTCTATCAATATCCGCTTCTACTTTATCAATTAAGGATAAAAGTTTCTCAATCTTGCTTTCAACACTACTGATTTTTTCTTCGGATGCTTCTTGCGATTTGGTTAAATCATCAACATCAATCACTTCCTCGTCTGATTCTTCCTCTACTGGTGCTTGCTGCATATTTTCATCTGGTACTTGCGGATTGAAATTTTCTACACCTTGTGACTGGTCTTCACCGTCCTGATTCATACCACCCATTTGTGCATCATCACCGCCCATAGGTGCATTACCACCTTGTTGAGCACCTGGCATACCGCCACCCATAGGGTCTCCACCAGACATTCCTCCACCCATCGGGTCTTCACCTGGCATTCCACCACCCATAGGGTCTTGGTCTGGCATTCCTCCACCCATCGGAGGTTGCTGTGTTGGGTCATCGGCTTCTCAAATATAGCCGTATGTTGCCATTCTATGAAATCTGTTCTGTGACTCCACTAAATTATGCTTTTTTAAAAACTTTTCATCCATAACTTCAAAAATATATTAATTAGTCATTAAGAAGTTGTCTATTATCTTCTGTAATCATAATCTTTTCAGATTCCATTCTCTCAATAAGCCCCTTGTCTTTCTTAATTCTCTTTGTGGTCTGTTCTGGACCCATTTGGTTTACAAGGCTTTCAATGTTTGTAATACTACTCTGTTTCATTTTTTTCTTCTTTTCAGTATTATTAACAATATCTTTGGGTTTGTCTACCACAACAGGCTCTTTCTCTACTGGCCTCTGCTGATTGACAAACGTTTTTTTCACAACGTGCTTTATAATATACTTAGGCATACGTTTAATTTTTATATAAATAGTTTTATTTAAGAAAAAAACAGCGATTTACGCTGTTTTGCTTGATAAATAGGGAATTATATACCTTTTATTGTTTATAAGTTCCCTTGTTTCTGATGAAATGTAGTCTTGTTCTTTCACAACTGTTATATTTTTGTTGTTGAAAAGGGCTTTCAATAGTCTTGTTCTGTCTCCACCCTCATAATCTACGTCTGAAAGGTTGATTCCTATGGTTTTATTTGTGTCAGCACTATAAATATACACCATATTGTTCTTCAATAACATATATTTTTGCGCATCACTTTTCAAATACCCGTAAAACTTCCTCTTTTCTTCGGTTGTTGCTGTTAAAACACTAAAAAATTCATATTTTACGAACTTTGACACTCTATCAAATATGATTTTTCTAAACATATCCACATCCTCTTCAAACTTTTCCCTTTTTACCCTCCTACCATAAGTCCAATATGTCATGTTATCTATCTGCCACTCCAAAATAGACGCATTAGGATAAAGTTTTTTCACTCTATCCCATCCAACAATCAATGTCGGAATGCCAGATATTAACTCTGATTCGGATTTGACAACATTATATAACACATTTCCGTTGAAATATGCTTTATTGTCTGTCAATATGTTTCCTAAAAAACGCATGTTCTATCTTTTTGTCAAAGATAGGCGTTTTTTGACAAAAAACATAACTATTACTTAAAAATCTTCTCAAAATCCTGTTGGTTATTTGATAGATATTCTGCTACTCCTCTATATGACGTATATCCTTCACCGTTATATGCTGCCAAACCATTGAATACTTGCTTCCTCTGTGCTCCGCCTTGGGATTTGACACCGAAATGTACTCAATGTGAGCCAGCCTTTAACAACCTCTCAACACTATACGCTTCATCTATTATTTGGTCAAACGCAACGTTCTTCGCACCACAATATGCAACAATGAATCTTGGAAACAATTCTCGTATCTGGCCAGTATCTTGTGGTTGCCAGTCAACGGCTGAACCAACCATGTGAGCGCTATTGCTGTTGCTATTAATTGGCTTAGTTCTATACCCAGATGTTATACGAACACTTGGGTTACTGATATTATGCTGTAAACAATACTCCCACCAAGCATTCAATATAGGCTGTATTGTCGCTCTTACGGTCTCAATGTTACCACTATAACTTTGTCAATTTTCCCTACCCTTCGCAAGTGAAAGGTCTGCGTCTGAACCATTAACTGTTATTTCTTGCCTTACGATATTCGTATCATACATGCCACTCTTAATCTCATTGTACATCTCCCTTATCTTCGCCTTTGATGCCTCATCAGACATATAGCCAAAGGTCCTTCAGGCAGTTTGTAACTCCAAATGATTTCCACTTAATGGCAATTTATCTATTAGATACGCATTATCTCTATACCAAGAACTATCAATATTTGACAATGTATTGTCTGCTTTTGCCATCTGATTAGCGTTAACCCTAACCCCTACAAATGATGTTGTTGCATTTCCTGGTGTAAAATTATGCTCTACTTTTACGATTTGATAAACACCTTTAAACAATGGAATGTTATTAAGTTGGAAATACATTAGCGGCATAATCTGCATGTCTCCAAGCATTTCAACATTACAAGTGTATGAATAATTGGAGAAAACTTTATACAAATCCTGACCATACAATACTTGCTCTCTTGGCCCAATTGTAGCTCTTGAAGCAATATTCATTGTCGCGGAAATTGATGCCTCTGTAACTTGTGGCACGTCCATGTTAACCGAAATATCCCTAAAAATACTTTGGTTTTGACGGCCATAACTAACACCAAACACAGGCACATCAAAAGACGCATCAGATTTATCTGCGAACACAAGTGGAAGTTCAACTAATTCCCCCATTGTGTTTGCTAAATCAAAACCATCATTTACGTATTGGTAATCATCGTCCTTCAAATTATCATACGCTAAATGTTCTGATGGTTTTTGAGGATACAAGAACAAATACGTTGTACTTATTGAAAGTGGTGAGTTATTGTAAGTATAAGGCGTAAACGTTGTCTCAATGTTTTTAGCAAAAAGATGTCTAGAATCTTCATTACCTGTTGGCGTATTAACTGGTATTGCCATTAAAATACCACCAGTATCTTGTGCAACATGCGCCAAATACTCGTAAACACTCTTACTCTCACCCCCTAAAAAGTTTCTATCTGGCGATTTCTCCAAGTTTGCTGATATTGCTGCATAAGAGCTAATCAGATTGTTGACGTTCTCAATATTGGTTTTCAAGTTTGATGCATCCTCAAACATTGAGTCAATAAATTTAAATGAGTTGAAATCGCTACCGTCAACATCAAGTTTCCACTTTTCAGGCTTTCCATTTGCAAACCACCTATCATATAAACTTCTTAAGGTACAATAAATTGATAACTTTAGGTCTTTATTAGCATAATAACTCACATCGGTTAGTGATTGATATTCGCTTTCGCTGACTGTCTGTCCATTATACAAATCTTTCAGATAACCAATAAAATCCTTATAAATTGATTTCACAGTACCTTCATCCACCGTGTCACGCAATCTATCTCTAAATCCTAAATTAACAGCACCATAATACCCAAACGTTTGTTTTAGTAAATTTTCTAACTCTGTATTTCCATCAATACTGATTTCCAAACCACTGAATGCCATGTTATCTTGGTCGATTGTGTATCCTGTTTTTACATAAACACTATCATTAGAATTCGGTGTTGATGCTTTCTTTACTGTTCTAAACAAGCCCTTTCATGTTGTTTTACTATTATCGTTAACGAACTTAACAAACTCATCACCATTGTACGGATATATCTTTGAATCTTCCCCAACCTTATAAATTTCCAAGTAACCATTTATATTATTGAACGACTTGTTTGTCCAATTTACGAAAAACTCCTTTGCTGTTTCTGCAAACTTGCTATTAATTCCATACATTTCACCAACACAATCGTTAATAGAGAAATATTCATCACCATTATTATTACCTTCCTTCTTTAATAAAACAAACCCTGGTTTTGTGACGGTATTTGGTTTATATTTGTTTAACGTTTCTGTGTCAGCTTTTTTGCTAATTGGGTGACGCATATATAACTCATCTTTTTTTGCACCCTTGTAAGTTTTATTGTCATATATGATTAAATCCTTTCCATCATGCCCATCCATATAGTCCATACGATATTTTGCAGCACCAATAAGTAAAAGCATTTCAAACGGCACTATATATGGATGAAAACCTTCTTGCTTAAATTGAGACAATGTAACATTACAATCAAGCCCCATAACAAACAAATATGACTTAGCAAAAAGTCTTGTTGTTTCATCCTGTTCGTTCTGGTCATATAAAAACCTATGTCCGTAGACAAAGTATTGCTTGCCTGTGATTATATCATATACTAATGATGGCTGTTTGTAGTTGTATGATGATGAATCTTTCAGATTTGTGTTCCCAATCAAAGCATTATACTGCGGCAACCCTGCTTTTTGTCCATAAGGCAACAACACACTATCTGCACTAACAAGATTCCAATAATCATCATCGCTCGTCAAATTATCAATACGCGCAAAACTATTTTTATTGTAAACATTTATACCAATATTCGTTGGGTCTGTAATTGCAATTGGAAAATATTTGGTTGTTCCACTTTCTGGTGATTCATACATTGTATATTCATACCCATCCCCCTTCTTTTGTAATATTGGTCCGCCAAAATCTTTATCAACTCACCCGTTATTATTCCTTGTTGTGATGAAATTAAAATATTCACTCTCTCCCTTTTCCAAAAGTTCTTTAATCTCTGGTGTTAACTTTGGATGAGATTTTCTAAAATTATCAGCCTCTATTTTTGAAAACAATTTTGTATCTATTTGTGTGTTTGATAAGTCATTGAATCCTAGTGATTTTGTACAAAAATAAAACATTCTGTTAGCAAACGTAACAAACACATATTGATAAAAATAGTTTCGTTGTATATGCTCTGAGTTTAAATACCCGTATGGTGCATCAGAATTTGTTACAAAATCATGTGGCGTTATTGCAACATATTCACTTGGTCTTGTTATCGTATTACCATAATTCTGTACTACTTCATTTGAACCACCATTATCCTCGGTTTCTCCACTTTGATTTAATTTTGCGATAAGCTCATTAATCCTCTTCTCCTCTTGCCCGAAAGCAACAGCAGCCATTATCATTCTGTTAATAAAAATGGTTTCCGAAATAGAAAAATTAGGATAAGTAAGTCTTTTTTTCGGCGGTCTTGTTCTACTATTTTCTTTTCTTGTATTGCTATCAGCAGCGCCACCATTTTCATCGTATATCTCATAGAAATATGTAAACGGTGGTATTGGATTATTAACATCCCAATTTCCTGGTAAATCCGTCTCATCAACTGAAACACCAAGTTCTTTTAATGTTCTACTGGAACCGTTTTGCCATGCGTCAAGTAACATATCGTAAAACGCCGTAACAAACACCTCCATGTGTGCAAAAAGCATGCGATAAACATTACCTATTGTATAATCAAATCCAACTAGGGCCTCTGTCGCATACTCTCTTTCCTGAACAACATCTTGCGTAATTTTATCAATTTCAGACTTAATATCTGAAATCATTTTATTTATCTTTAGTCCAATGCCAAATGGGTCTTCCAGTGTGTAAAGTATTATAGATGCTTCTGATGAGGTTGCAGCATTAATAGATTGTGCTGCGAATCCAGTAAAATCAGCAAAAATGCCATCAAGTAAATTAGGCACTGATTTTGCTCTAAAATAATCAATAACATAGTCGTTAACATCCCCCCCTATATTCTTTTTTTGCAAGGTATAAGAAGTGTTTTCTGTTCAATAATATAAAGAACTTCTATTAAACGATAACTCATTGTCATAATCTTTATTATATTGTTCAACTTCCTTCCGTAAAGTACTAAACTCTTCGGAACAATCCACCCACGGACGAATAGGTTGTCCACTTTTATCTAAAACAATTGGATGTGATGTTCACGCACCATCAACCACAGAACACCCCATTAAGTAATATTTGCCAGCCTCTGCATTGACGTTTTCAAAAAACTTTGATGTTCCTACACTAAAAGCTTTTTGTAATAGAGTGTGATATGTGTTGTTCAAATGTTCCAAAGCACTTTTTTTGTTAATCAACCTAACCTGATTCTGTTTTGCTTCACTCTGTGGCAATTTATCGAACTCTGCGTTCACAATAGCCAAACGTTTACGAAGTTCACTATAGGTTAAAATTCTGGAACTATCGAAATTACCCTCTGACTTGTAAACAAAAGATGGATTTGTACTTCAATCTTTATTATCACCAATTGATAAATATGGTGCTAAAACACAATAACTTAACGGTAAGTCAATATAAACACCATACATATAACCAACAAAAGTTACTGTTAGCTCAAAACAACCTGTACCACCATTAAAGTTTGATTTGTATGAACTGATGGCTAAATCAAGTGTAATTGGTTTTCCATAGAATCCCTTCAACGTTAATTTGAACAACGGGCTTGGCATTGAAAATAACGCCTTGTAAAAAGAACCACCATAAATTGATGCTGTTCTCTTTCCAGTATCTTTTTCCAGAAGCATTGTGTTGTAATATCCTTGTTCTTGTGGCCCAAACAATGTTGCTGCCCTAACGTCAACAAACTTAATCGTAACTAACGGATGTTGCCATGCATCAAAACTAACGTTTATCGACTCAATTCCAAGACATTCTGTTGTGTTATTCTGTGGGTTTACCATTGTGATTTCGGTATAATTGGTTGTCAACGAACCACTAGTACCGTTCATGAACACAGTAGTAGTACCCTCTCATACGGTTTCCTTTAAATTGTATGGGCCAAAAGAATCCCTTCTTGGCATTTGTACTTTCAAATCAACACCAATACAGTAATCCTCATAAGGATGTGGTATATCCCTATAAGAAGAACTACCGTCAATGAAATTTGGGTCTATGTAAAATATACGCCCGTTGTTTTGTACCTGTTGGTTACTCATATCCGTTTAGTCTATAATATTCATCTACGCCATCCTCATAGTCTTTGATTGCATCAGAAAGCGGGTACGGTATTCTTAGTTCCGTTTTATCTTCAATCTCATACTCCATAGAACCAACCTCTGGATTGGCTTGTAGTATTAGTCACCCATAACTACTATCCCTATAATATCTATAAGACAAGACATCTAATCTTGTTCTGTTCTTTCTATATACCTCGTAAAAATCCGTATCTCTTTTCCTAATTTTAGCGAAAGGTACTATTTCAATCTTACTATCACTTCTGAACTTACTATATCTATCGTATGATGGCATAACTTAGTTTTTTTGTTCTTTATTTTCACTTGTAGAGGTGTCACCAGTTGTTTTTGTGCTGTTAGGGTCATTAACTGGTGCTTCCCAAGACAATACAGCCTTCCTTCTCTCATCATCACTATCAGAATATGAAACAAAGTTTTTTCTATAGTCACTTCGTCTGTCATAAACTGATGTATTACTATAATAATTAAATGAAACAGCATTTTGTAGTTTTTCAATAGGGCCACTCAAGTCTGAGCCACCAATAAACCTGAAATTGATGCTTACATCCGCATACATTGGTTGCACACCAGCACCTTCTGGGTTCAAATCCCATTGTACACCACCGCCATTATCATAGTTTATTGATATTGAATCTATACAAATCTTTGTGTTATAGAAGTCACCTATTCTCAAAACACAATATGGTGCTCTACCAAAAGCCAAATTACCTGCACCCATGCCACTCATACCGTTTTTGATTGTCGGCCCTTGTCTAGTACATTGATTCAAGAACGTTAACCTTGCGTTAAAACCCTCTGGTGTTATGCTATGATATGCTGGGTCGAAGTATTTTACCTTATCAACAATTTTATTATGTAAGAAATTATCCTCTTCTTTTAAATGTTCAAAATAAACATATTCATCGTCATAATGCAAATCAGTAACAATTTTACTCGTACTAAATGTTTCTTTTTGTGGCTCTGATTTAACTATTTCCGCCGCCTCTTCTAATGTATTCTCCTTTGGCTGAATATGAAGTTCAATAATTGCATACCTCGTAAGTTTTGCGACCAATGAACTAACATCAAACTCTGTTGGAATGTCCATTACCAACGGTATGTACTCCGATTCTTCTGGTAAATACAAACCACGAGAGGACATTTCTTGTCTAAGCCATTTATCAGGGCTTATACATCTATTTTTTGAAAGCGTTTGGTTGATTGATTGTCCTTCTGTATTTTCTTTTGTTGTATGTGTCCATACTTCCCCGTCATAAGACGCAGCGCCATGTATTACTACTTTGATGATTTTCGACTTATCCTCAACCAACACCTTTCTTAAACGGCGAACAGCATTTGTGTCTTTTCCACCATTAAAAACAGCGTACAAATCATAGAAAGAATACGTATAAAGATAATCGTTCTCACTCCCCTCCACCTTAGTAAAGTCAAAAGTATCGCCAGTGAAAACTTTATTCAACTTAGTTTCGTCTATTGTCTCGTTTAAACAGTAACCCCTTCTATCAAAATAATTTTCCGCATCAAGCACTCTATCACGATAAACATCATCAATGGCATACCACCATACTTTACCGTCTTTACGTGTTTTCCTAGGTATTGATGTCTTAAGTTTAGTACCAGAGTTTGTCATTTCATAACCCTTGTTACCTTCTGTTTCATGAACACCTTTACCAAAAAACATATATTTAACAAAGTTCGAAACAGAGCCTAACTCTGGTGAATCATCGTGTCCAGTATAGTAGTTCGGATAAAATACTGGTATCTTTATTATTTCTGGTTCCGCGACAATACGTGGTGTTGTTTTTTTCTCTGATTCTGGATTTTTATCGTTTGCTTCTTCCTTTTTTTGGTCTGTATTATCATCTTCTTCATCACTAAGGTCACCACAGCCAGCAAAGAAACGCAATACTTTTTCCTCATATCTCTGTTTCTCTTGTGCATCATTATCATATTTTGAACGATTCTGCTTGCTTCATTTGTCAACCACAGAAGGGTGGTCAATTAATAATGTAAAACTTAATGTACCACTTCTTTCAGTATTGACATACGTATATATCTTCTCACCACGCCCAATAAAACTATTGTCATTCCATTGTGTGTTTATATTTTCAGAGAATTTTATGTTATACGGTGGAAACCACATTATACGTCCACCATTAGGGCCTGTCTGTTGTTTTGATAATACTGGTCCGTATATGTCATTGTTATTTCGATTGACTTGATTTGGTTTTGTCATGTCAAACTTACCTGTACTGGTACGTTGATATGCTTCTATATCTTTTCATGCTAGGTTTTCAATAGAAAACATACATCTTTTAACACTATCCTCCACTAAATTATAATTATCATCGTGATAAGGTGCTATGTTAACAAAACCACTCCTAGACTCCAAAACCGTCATATCGCTCAATTGCTTTGCGGTAAACGGCCTAAATCCTTTACCGTATGCTGCCTGTACTTGTTCTACTGTTAAACTCTTTCCATTATCATCTTCAAATGGGCGTATTAAATGTTTTACTTTGCAATAGTTATCGTGTATTGTCCAAACACGACAATAAGGTGTAACAAAACTATCGGAATAACTATATTCAGCTTTTCTTAAATTCCTACCTCTCGAATAGTTTACCTCCCCATCCGCGTCTGTAAAATATCTATCTATAATACTTTCAATTTTCCTATTCTTAAAAAGTTCATTTGTCTTATTTAATAAACTGGATTTAAATTTTTCTCTTCCATTAATTAAGTCAACATTCTTATCGTATGCCGTAACATCGGTTCTATCTTCATTAAAAGCGCCACCACTAATATTACGCTCTTCATAGGTAAGATAAGTATTTTCTGGTGATGGATTGTAATCATCAATTCTTTGATTTGTTGCAACATCAACCAAATTAAGTCCAGGGATTTTATAGTGCTGCTTATAGTTGCGGAAACTAACAGCACCATCATCATAACTGTCAATATTATATATTTCTGGCAAATAGTGTGTTTCACCACTTGTCTGTAAAAACTCATTGAATCCTTCTTTAACTCTTTTTAACAAACCACTTCCACCAGAAATTCCAACGCTACCTGAGTTTGTGGAAAAAAACTGTTTTTCAACATCATCGTCTGTTGTTACAGAAAACAACATTGAGTGATTATTAGCATAGGCTGGGTCTGCAATATACGATGCAACGTCATTGTTCCATTCCAGCAAACCGCCTTTATCGTAATGTTGTACTGGTCTGTTCAATTGTCTCTCATAAACGTTATATAACATACCAATCTCTGGAAACAACGGTATATTGTACATTTTATACTTTCCGATGTTCCTCATAAGAGTTAGATTTCTAATAGCAAGGTTTTTATTGTAAATGCTACCAATCTTAAAACCGTATATGCTATTGAATTGGTCTGATATGCTTAATGTTGTGAAATTAAAATTGTTTTCCATTTCTTAACGTTTTAAAATTATGAATATTCACCTCTGATATTTTGTTTCGTACCACCATTCCAGTGTGCTCTGATACCACTTTCTATCTTAGGAGTCAACTGTTTTGCTAATTTATCCAATGTGTCTTTTGTGAACACCTGTTCCGCACTGATTGTTGCGGACTGATTTCCTAACTGTAATGTAATGTTTCCTGTAACATCAATCTTTATTGGCTCTACTTTAATTCTACCTGTCGTACTACTTCCACCACCATACAACAACGATGTCCTATTGTTTGTTGAACTTCCAGAATTATAACCCCTCCAAGGCTTGATAATACCACCGTTTGAATACATGCTGTTGTGTGTGTTTGCAAAGTTATTCATTGCGTTGAGCCTATCAACACCTCACATTTTAACTGCCTTGTCTGACATAATAAACTCTCCCCTTGATGCTCAAATTGGTACATTATCAACACCACCAGGGCCACCTACTCATCCACCACGTGCCATGCCAGTATTACCCCTATCAGTTAATGAGTTATAGATGCCCTCAACAGCGTCTGCGGTACGACTCATGTTATCATGATTATCTTTGGCTATTTTCTCATCTGGTATTGCATCCCCATTCTTTTCCATGTCTCTTTGAAGTTTGCCACTTACTTTTCCCTCTTTAATTTTACGGAGTTCTCTCACGGAATAATCACCACTTAAATAATCAAGACCTCATTCCTGTTTCTTCTTGTTTCTACGATAATCGTTTCCACCAATAAGTTTTCCCAATTGAGAACCAGCATACGAACCAATCATAATACCTATTGGCCCAGCAAAAGAACCTATTGCTCCACCAATAACCCCACCAACAGCAGAGCCAGCGGTTCTAGCAACTTTTCTCCCAAAACTATGGTTGTTATCACCACCAAACTCTTCAATGCCCGTGAATAAACCATTTAACAACCCTGCACTACCAATAGCGGCAATATTACTACCAATGTTAACAGCGCCTTTTGCCATCGCACCACCAAGCTTTCCACTATTTTTAAATTTAGCAATTTTTCTTAATTGGGTAATTGTTTTATTTGAATTAGCCCCAACAGCCTTCCCGTTTTTGAGAACAAACGGAGTAGTATTGGTTGTTGCGCCTGGTATTCTACTTGATGCTGTGTTCCTGAATAAGTTTCTAGTTCCTGGTCCTAAACGCACCCCACCACGAACCATACCTCATGCACCACCAGCAGCACCTAAAGCACCCCCAACAATACTTGTAATCGCAATAGTTTTCAATATAGCGTTGCTCTGTCCAACAATATTGACAATATTCTGTACCTTTTTACCAATACCAGTTGTTTCTACCGCCTGAGCTTTTGCGCCTTCAATTTGTTTTTTAGTACCAGATATAACATCATCCCAACCACGTAATGTCTTAGCAATATCTTGAATGTTATCGCTATCGCTCTTCGACATTGCAACGAGTTCCTGTATGTCTTTCTCCGTCATTTCTTGTGCTTTGACGAATTCTTGTTTACCGTTTCTCGTCAAATAAGCGCCAGCCACACCATTCTCAATAGTGCCAACGTTTTTAAGCAAATTAAGATTATCTTGGTTTGCAAATATTCCTCTTCCACCAGCCTGACGTGCTATTTCGCCACCTCTAGCATTAGAGAACACCATTTCCATTACGTTAGAATAATCCAACCCTGCTGCCTGCGCTGCTGCTTTAATACGTTGACGATTAAATGCCGATACTTCTACTTCACCAGTCTGACGATTGAAATGTCCCATACTACCGAACATTTTAACCATACGCTCTTGTAATGCTTCTGGGTCAGTAAGACCTTCTTGAAGCATTTGTATTGCATCGGAATATTGTGTAAACGGACCACCAAGTACTTGCAAGTTTGCTGCTGTTGTGATTGCTCCCTCAACCGTACTTACCTTATCAGCAAAAGCAAACGCTTGTCCCATGTCTAACTTGAGTTCCGTAGCCCTTTTAGCCATGTTCTCAAGCCCTTTGAGTCCTTTAGCAAAAGTATAATCTTGTGCCTTTGAAATGTTTGCTAAAAAGTTTTTAGACATCTTTTCAGCAGATATGCCGAACTTACTTGCCTTTGCAAAAAGTTTACCAGCCCTATCTCCTGATTCAGCAAGTGATAATCCGAAGTTCTCTAATTTTGATGCGAACTCCGTTGCGCCCTGTTCACCAAAGATTCTTGACATTGCTGCCAAATCTGTCAAACCTTTTGAACTCGCCCCAACATTTCTACCAATACCATTTACAAACTGCTGACGGAGTTTTAAGAAATCCTCCATTGATACGTTAAAATTCGTACCAATTTTGTTTGTGTTGTATGTTTCAAGTGTGGATTTCCTAAGTAAATCCATACCACGAGCAGACATACCAACACTCTTTGCGTAATTTGCTGCTGCTTGGCTAATTTTACCTCATGGTTCAATAATACCTTTTACAGATTTTGTTATGTCATCAAAACCTTTCTTGATTTCTCCAACACCTTTTTTAAGCGCACTGGTTTTTTTCTCTCATTTAAGATTTACATCATCAAGTTTTGTGTATCCTTCAATCTGTAACTTGGCTCTCTCCTTCTCTATTTCATTGAGTTTATGGGCTAATTGTAATTTCTTTTGTGTCTTTTGTAACTCTGTAAGATTACCTTCATCTATTTCATCTTGAAGTTTTGCATATTCAGCGTTCAAACGATTCAAACGTTTTGTAACTGTTTCATAAGAAAATATATTCTCTTTAATAGCGTCCGTTTCGCGCCTTATTTCTCTTATTTGTCTTAAATTTTCTTTTGTTTGATTCTCTACATAATCTTCAAACGAGTTATCACCACTTGTTTTTTTCGTAGCACCACCTTCTTGACTGGACATACCATTTTTCTTTCCAGTCAACGAATTCAAACCATTGATAATCGCATCTAATCTATCTTTTAACTCTTTATCGACAGCCATTTACTTTATGATATTTTTTTATAAATAGTTAACTACTATTTTCTTAAACCAAAAATGGGGATTTAAATCCCCATTATTTGAATGATTTTCTACTATTTTTTTGTTCCATTGAAGCATACTGGTTCAGGGCCTCGCCACTGATATGCCTTGTGTTACTGTTATACGCTCCAGACTTACTTTCTTGGTCTTCATTGTGTTTCCTAATAAAATACTTTCTTACGTGTATTGGCATCCTCATAATTGTATCATAAGGAATGCCGATATATTTAACACAGCCCCAGATTTCATCTGTTAGCGTTTTTTCGTAATCGCTAGGCCAAGTTGAGAAAAATAAACTGGTCAAGTTGAAGAAACACATCCATAGAGCCACCTCCCAGACTCTCTGGTTTTTCGATGGTGAACCTATAATCCAATCCAGGTTCGTTATCATTGATATATCTTCTCAACGCAGAAGAATCTTTGACATTCATTTGTCTTACAAACTTATGAATATATGTTCTATCCGTAATATCGTCAATTGACATGATTTCCATTTCAAGTTTATTCGTTACCGCATTTGTGAAATCATTTCCTGATTCTTCATCAATTCCGTCAGCCCAAGACTCAATAGCCCTAACACCATCACGTACTCTAAGTTTAAGTGCTCTATCAACATCATTATCATCTTCAATAAACTCGTCAAGTCTGGTTACTATTTCAGAAAGTTTTTCTTTCTTCATCCTTTTATTTTCAAGTTCATCCATCGCTTTAAGGTCAAGATTATCTTGATGTGTTAAAAATCTAAACTTGATTTGCTTCTTTGAATACGGAAGTACGAAATCAAACCAACCGTTTGTGTCACCAGTTAATGTGAATTTCTTAAACTCAATCTTACTTAAGTCAACAACCGCATCAAACTCAACACCTGTTTTATCATCTGTTGCAGTAATCGGATATTCTGGGCCATAACCATTGGCTCTTAAGAAAAGAATAATAGCCTCTCTATCACCTTCAAGCATATCCTTCGGGTTTATCACATCGTTAAGTACCTTGTGTTTCAGCATCGTGTCAATAAGCATATTATCACGATAAAGGTTAGGCGAAACAATCATATTCTCATCGAAAGCCGTCAAATAGGCCACAGGAACTTTCCCAATCTTACTTCTATAACACTCACCCTTTGAAGGAAGTGGTATCATATCATACATTTCCACATTTTCGTTGGCTCTGTCTGGAAGTAAATCTACCTCTCTTGTAATAGTTGAAGGCTGTGATTGCGGTACATAATCAAAATCTTGTTCCTTTCGCATTGCTTTTATTTGTTCTGTAATCGGAACAGTTTGTTTTTCAAGGCCAATTGAAGGTTTTTTCCCTTTATTTTTCAATTTTTCAATATCACCACCCCTTGACTGATAATCTTCTAGAATTGCCTCTTGTGCCTCAGAAATAAGTTTTACCTTTTTTTCAATATCTTTATCAGAATAAATTCTTTGGTTGTTTTTATCTAGTTTTTCCTTCATTTTCTTGACGGTTTCCCTCTTCGTCTTTTCATACATTTCATAAGAAGCCTCATCAATTCTGAGTTGTTTCTCGTTTTCTTGTTCTAAATCTAAATTGTTGTATTCCATATCTTAATGTCGTTTCTTTTTGTTATTTTCCTTTTCTTTTTTATCTTTGTAAAAGACTAATCTTGATTTTAATAACTCCATCACCTTTTCTGGTGTTTTATTTATTTCGTGTTCCCAAATTCTTAAAACTGGTATCCCGTGTTCTGCGGCCCACAAATCTTTCTGTTTATCAACCCATTCAGCATGTTTTTGTATTCTATTTTTTTCTTCATGTAAAAGCCCGTATCCGTGCCAATATGACCCATCTACCTCTATGAAGATGTGCTCTTTTGGTAAGAAAAAATCAAAATAACGCCCAATTTCTTCTGCCTTAAATTGGTATACATATTCAACGCCCAATTTATCTAAGAACTCTTTTGCAAACCTTAACTCCAACTTTGACGTTCCGTATTCTGGATGCCTACGTTTCGTTTTAACATCACTTCTGGTTCTATAAGTTACTTTTTTCTTGTTAACTGTTTTAATTACACCTCTTTTCTGTACTGGTTGACACATAGGCAAATGATTTTTAAAATAAATATACTAAAAGAGATTTTTTAATTTCTTATTAAAAAACGGGTTATCCTTCAATGACTCGAACATCTTTTCCAATTCAATACAATGTTTTTTAAAGTTTATTGCTTCCTCTTGAGTTAATTCGAACCATTCCCCACTGATGTTTTTCCCACAAAACTTCATGTGTAAGTTTTTCTCCATTAAAAACGGATAACTTGTCTCAAAACAATCTACCAAATAAATCTCCCCACTGTTACCTGTTTGGAGTTTTTTAATTCTCTCACTAACTTTTCCTCTGGTAACGCCTATCTTGTAAACATTATCTCTCGTCCAATCACCAACTAAATAAACAACAGCCATGTTAACTACTTGAAATAATTTTATAATCTGCATCCACAGGTAGCATCAATTGTTCCTTATGCCCGTTATACTCAAACTCTATACAAACCCTATCAATAGGTTCAAATGTTGTTAAATCAAATACACGCAAAACCTCAACAACCGTACAAATAAGTGTAATTCCACACAAATATCCTTTTTGCGGTATCCATTCTATAACATCACCTTTTTTTAATGATTGCTTTTCAAGTTTAAAGTCCATAACTTTTTATTTTACAGATAAAATATTAGTTTTTAGGTACATTGTAAACAAAAAACGTTTTTTACAACTATTTATTTAGAAATTAAATACATAACCTTTATTGATATGAAAACAATCAAAGAAGATATTAAAGACATTAAAAAATTTGCATCCGTAATGCCAAAGACTTTGAATGAGGTAATGGACTTCAATCAACAAGTCCCAATGGATGAAATGGAAGAGCCTATTGAAGAACCTATGGAAGAACCAGAGGCCCAAGCACATGAGCCAGAGGAAGAAGCACCTAGCAGAATGGATGTAAAAGCCTTTATTGATGATATACGTAAGAAATCACTTAAAGGAATGGCACAATTAGCAGATAACCCAGATGACCCAAATTATGATATTTTGAAGAAAATCTGGCAAATCTGTGATAAGGCATACAATGACCAGAAACAAGGACAAATGGGACAACCTCAACCACAAGTGCAACAAGTACAACAAGTACCAGTACAGCCTCAACAGCCAATGAATTAAGAAAAAAACCACAGATTTAATCTGTGGTTTTCTTTTTCCAAACATATCTATAAAGTCCGCAATCCCATATTTTTACATAGCCGACCTCTTTAACCATTTGAGATTCTGTTAAATCCATATCCAAATTATATTTTCTGTGCAACGATTTTTTACGAAGATTGAATTTATGTATTCTCTCTCTTGGTGTACTTTCCTTGATATACTTATAATCTGGTTTCAAAACACCGTCTAATTCAAACCCTAACGACACATACAAATTCTTGTCGGTTGATAAAGTCCACCTTCTATCAGCGAAAGATTTAACTGTTTTTGGATTCTGTTCTTTAATAAAATGAGAAAACAGTTTTCCAGCACACCCTTGACAAATATACCCAGATTTTGTTGCATACCTTGTAAGTAACCAAACATCTTTTTCTCCAGTCTTCGAAAAAGACATTACAGAAATTAATCTATTTTGATAGAAGCATCCATACGATAATGTTGACTTACCATATCCTTGAATGTGGTATTTATCAAGAAACTCTTTCGCTTCATCAACTGATATTGGCTTTACTTCTGTTTTACGAGCCATAACCCGTTTATTACTATTACACAAACCTAATATGTAAGATATTTTCTCAAAAATGAGTCCCTTGTTATTCTTATATTCATCTTCAAATATCTGTATCAACTTTATTCCTTTTTCTTGACACTTTTCCAATTTTCTAAGATGGTAATGCTTATCCTTTCCAAAAATTTCAGAATGCCAATACAGACCGTTATACTCAATTCCAACTTTTTTACTTGGTATGTAAATATCAATTTCATAACCATCCAGCACACTTCTATCGTGTAATGCCACTTTTTCTTTTCCTATCAGCATACAGATAAAATCATAAATTTCTGTTTCATCATTTGATACAATTGCGCCACACTTCTGACATCCATGCCCATCTAAATGGTCAAACGGCAATTGAAAGAAACTACCATGCTTTGGACATATTATTTCAATTTTCTCCTTACTGCCACGATAATCAACCTTCGAATAATCATATTTATTACCATGTACCTTTTTTGCTTTTTCAATAAATTCTTTTGGTGTTAATGTATTTTTATCAGACATTGATTCTTTACCACATTTCGGACATCCTCTTCCAGTTAAATGTTTAGTTGGTGACTGTAAGAAATCACCGTGTTGAGGGCAAGTAATAATAACTTTCTCTGACATTTTCCCAGTAAATTCAACTTTGTCATAATTGTACTTACTCCCATGAACTTTCCTAAATTTTTCTATGAGTTCGTCTCTTGTCAACCCTTTGCTTGCACACTTCGGACAACCTTGCTTTGCATTGACATGCTGTGACGGATATTGCCAGAATTCACCGTGTTCTGGACAAATTATACATACTTTTGTGTTTGAATTTACATAATCTACCTTGCTATAATCAAATTTATCTCCATGTATCTCTTTTGCTTTTCTAATAAAATCATCTTTGCTTGAACGAAAAGTATCACCTCTTTTTATATTAGCACATTGTGGGCATTGATGTCCTCTAACATGTGCTTGTGGCGTTTGATAAAACCTACCATGTTCTGGACAAATAATACAAACTTTCGTTTGACTATCTACATATTCAACTTCTGAATAATCATACTTATCCCCATGAGCTTTCCTCGCTTTCTCAATAAAAATATCTTTTCTATTCATATTAACTATGCTTCATTTATAAATAGTTATTCCACAACAAAAATAGATATTTTTTATCAAACAAACAAAATTATTTATGTGTTAATAAAAAACATTTAAAGACTATTTATTTAGAAAATAAGAATTTAAAAGAATAATAGAATGTCAGATTTATTAACCAAAATTCCATTGCAGTTCGAACCCCTGCGTAAAAATAGATTTATGCTCCGTTTCCCTGCGGATTTAGGAATACAAGAATGGACTCTTTCTTCAGCAAAAAGACCATCAATTAATCAAGCGGCAACAGAAATTCAATTCCTTAATACTTCTACTTGGGTATTGGGCCGTTATACTTGGGATGATATTCAGGTAGTTTTCCGTGACCCTATTGGTCCTTCAACCTCACAAGCCGTTATGGAATGGGTTAGACTTGGAACCGAATCTGTGTCTGGTAGACAAGGTTATGCGGCTGGATATAAGAGGGATGTAGAACTTGAAATGCTTGACCCTAACGGTGTAGTTGCACAGAAGTGGATACTCAAAAATGTGTTTGCAACGGTGGTTGACTTCGGTGATTTATCCATGAGTGATGATAGTCTTGCAGAAGTTACTGTAACCCTTAAAATGGACTACGCTATCTTAGCCTACTAAGAAAGTACAAAACAAAAAACTAATGGGGATAAGATTTCTTATCCCCATTTTTTGTGTAATTACTTCATTTTATTATAAACACATTAAAATAAAAGGGTTCCCGAAACGAGAACCCTTTTTCGTGTATTTGTTTTTGTTATTATTAGTCTTCTTGGAATTCGACACTTTCTGGATAAACCGTGAAAGTAAGGTCAATGTATTCCAATGCTGGAGTAGGTTTGATACCGATAGATGCTGCCAATGTGTGTTGGTCTCTTGCCTCTGGGCTGTCAAGGTATTTGATTCTGTAATCGTAGATACCTCTATTTTGTTTAACCTCTGACAAGATTCTTCTTACTGGCTCATCGAATTGGTCTTTCACTGTATCATCAAGTGGGTCAAACACCAATGTTTTTCCGACAGCTGATACAAGTTTCTTGACACGGTTCATCAATCTTCTAACATTAACTCTGTTAAGAGGACTGTCAACATCGTACATTGTTTTATTACCCCAGATTTTAACACCATCTTCTGCAAAGGTCTTAACTGGATTAATCAAACCGTCATAGAGTGTATCTTCATCACCAAGTTTGGTTTTCATTGAAGCTCTTGTGCAGTTAACGTCACCACGATTAATACCAGCAGGGGCAAACCATGGATAAGCCACTCTGTCTGTGTAAGCCATGTCTCTAACAACGTCTTTTGTTGGAGGTAAGTTGATATATCGTTTTTCAACACCATCATAATATCTGACCCAAGGCCAATATGTTGCGATGTATGAAGAATTAATACCAGCGTTTTCACGTCCATCAACAATTTCCTTTGCTGTGTACATATCTTCCTGCGCTTCACCTCTACCGTATGGTTTATTAGGAGCAGTTACAATATACAATGAATCGCCACCGCGTCCATCATCTGAATCTTCAATCATATCAAGTGCATCCTCAACAAGTAAACTGTTGTTTACAAAGTCGATACCAGGTGTAGCAAACAAGTTGATGTCAACCTCCTCTTTATTTGCAAACTGATTATATGCACCTAAATATGCGTAGTAGTCTGATGTGAAAGCATCAACTGGTAAGTTAAGGTAACCAGGGATTCTATTTGAGAACGTATGTGTATAACCAGTTTCAATGGTATCAATTTCATATTTGTATTGACTTGCCTTGAAAGGATTTGTATTGGTTCTTGACTCTCTGTAAATATCCCATCCGTCAAAACCACCATAAGGGTAAACGGTGAATTTACGAAGATTGATATCAGCATAGATTGTGTCAGCCATATAGCGTTCAGTTAAAATTCTAGGAACCCTTTTTGTAGTAACACTATTGTATGGACTTACTGCCTCAAACTCTGCTTCCTGTGTACCACCTGCTATGTCGTAGCTTGCTATACCATTAAGACTTGTATCGCCAGTCATTTCACTACTTAACAATGCGTCCAAGTGGAATCCTTTTGAAAGTTCAATACCAGATTCGTTACCCTTGTATTTCAAAACATCTTCATCAATTCCCACTATTGAAGACAAGCCAAAATATTGTCTCTTAGGTTTGATTTTTGTGTTAAGCTCTGTATTGTATGCCAATGGTAAGTTTTTAGAACTACCAAACTTATGAAGTGGATATCCTAAGAAACCTGCTGGTACACAATTTGAAATGTCTATGTCATTGTTCATTTCCAAAGCCACATATTTGGATTTGATGTCCCATTCTCCATCAATCGTACCGATTTTCAAAGCAATGTAGTTTGATGTTCCTGGCACTAGACTACATCTTGAATATTTCTCAAGAATCAACGGTGAAGCGTCACTATCGTTGAAATTACGTACCAACACATCAAATGTACCTTCATCTGGTTTGATGTTTGTGATTGAGATTTTAACTTGCTTGTTTGAAGCATCACCGTCTGAAATTGTATAGAATTTGAACAGTCTGGTAACATTAGCTTTATTGCCACTTGTATGTAATTCTGAAACAATCCAAGGAGTTACTGCGCACTGGAAGTGGTCTTTATAGTTGTTCAACGTTTCGATTTTTTCAGCATCACCTGTTGTGATTGTACCAATAACACCTGTTGTGCTTTCAACAAGTCTGTTAAGTGCGTAATCATAAAACTCCTCAACGAACAAATAACTACTACCCAATGGGTCAGTACCTAACACATTGTAAATATAGTCACCGTCCCCATAGTTCAATGAAACTGGATAATAAAACTTCGTAGGTGTTTCTGCTGTGTCAGTGCCTGAAGTTTCAAGGGTTACTTCTAGTGTAAACTTACCCAAGTTTTTTACAACATCGTCTCCAACTGACACATGTCCAATATTTGACCAAGTATCACTTGTAACAGAAGATATGGAATTGCAATTACCGTCATATACTGTCTCAACATATTTGTCAATCTTTACTGAACTCACGTAAAACTTCAATTTATCATCATCACCCTTCTCACAACCTTGTGCATCACTTGCGCCGTCATAATATCCTTTTGAACGTAACACGGCCAATACGTAACTACCTGTTTCAGTGCCAGAAGTAATGTTTGCTTTTACAACCCATGCTGGGCCAGCATCGTATCCTGAAAGTCCTAAAACGCGGCAAACTTCCAATTGTCTTGATTCTTTCAAGTATTCTTTTGCGATATAAGGCAACTCATATTTTGGATATTGGCTTCCCTTATACTTTTCAGTTGATGTTCCACCGAAATAATCAACAAAATCATCCCATTTTTCGATTCTAATTGGTTCAAAAGCAGGGCCTTTCAAAGTTTCACCAGCAACACCTAATGTAGTGATGCCAAGACTCTTTGTTGAATAGGTAACATCAACCTCTTTTGTATAAACACCAGGAGAACTGTGGCTCCCTCTTGCATTGTTTATAATCATCTTGTTATGTGTTTAATCTTATTATTTTCTTATAAATAGTTGTAATTATTCAAAAATCTTTTTCCGTTTGAAAATTAAAGAATTGCAGTTAGGAATTATCCGTGAATATGATTTTACCCTCCGCATCATTATAAAACTTTCTCACAGAAAACACTTGTATTTTATCATTTTCCTTGAATTCATAACCTTCATAATTATCCAAAGGGTTATCGTTAACCTTAACGGAAAAGTTTCTGATATTGGTGAGTTCAACCTCATCAACAGTAAAGTCCCTATCAATTGTGAAAGTCACTTTATTTTCATTTGGTTTCACGTAAATGATGAGCATACTTTTATCTTCACACTCTTCAATTTCAACGGAGTTTCTATTTCTTGGGCCACTATCGTCAAGGCATATTGACCTCATAACAGGTCGTTCCTCTTCAACAAAATCATTTTCAGTTAATATGTAAGCCATAACTAAAATGTTATACGTTTGTGAAAAGAACTGTCTATCATTGATGTTGTATTCCGATTTATCTGATATATCCTTCAACTCCATAGGTAAATAATAGCCATTTGGCTTGATGTAATCTTGAAACGCCTTGAACCTATCATTTACCATTTCATTGAATTGATTCAGTAGTTCAAACTTGTTGGTTACAACACTAACTTGATAGGATAAATCAACACAAAACGGCTGTCTGATTCGATAATCCTTTATGTACACCCTTCCGTTTTTATCAGTTACAAGCACCCTTTTCATTAAGAAAGTCCTATCCCCAGGTATGTTTTTATCACCACCTTGAATTGTACCGTCTTTTGGGTTATTTTCCCTAGTGATTACTTTAAAGTTCAAGAGCATGTTCTTACTTTCATCAGTATATTCCCATGCTTGCATAAACTCCGAAAAACGTTGATTGGAAAATAGACAAATAGTTTGTAACTGTTTACCCTCAAAAGAAATATCCAGTTTTGTCTCAACTCACTCTTTAAATGCAATATCAATGTCCTTGTATTGTAGTGGTTTAGGAAATGGAGTACCATCACTCAACGGTTCTTTCGTCAAGTTTTCTCTATTTTCTATCGGGTCATATCCCTGTCTTAATCTATAAAGTTTTTATATACTCTTGTACCCATTTAATTAACCGTTAAATTCATTCTTATCAATTGAGGCGCAAGATATCTTACGATAAAACGGCCTCGTTCCAAACATTGTCTTTTTGTTTGAATATGAATCCACTAAACCATCGTCTGTAACAGTAAAGTATTCCATATGTTCTGGCGTAATTTGAACACCTATGTAGTCACCCCTTTTTATGTTACAATTGTACTCATCCAATGTAGATAAATAAACACCAAAAGTTAAAATACCAGTTTTGGCATAATATCCTTTCATGTGTGTAGTATCATATGCTTTAAGTTCCGCTTTATCAACAAGATAGACAACGGGTATCTCTACTGGAGTCTTAAAACGTATAGCATCTTTTTGGGCTTCTTTATAAATGTCACTAACCTTTGTTTTGTTTAAATCGACTTCATAAAGAATCACAGTTTGACCAGCATCCTGTTCCAAATACTCTTTCCCTATGTCAATTTCAAGGTCGAAATCTTCTTTACTGAAAAACTTTGCGTTTCTCTTTATTGGATTCCTTCTCCTATAATCTGCGTTGTTATGTTGAATAGCCATATTCTTAATCCTTTCTCTAATAAATAGTTGTTTTGTCGAAAAGGTGGGTTTTACGGAAAACCACAGGTACCATAAGGAAAAATTAACTATTCCACAAGGTATTTTCCTTATAGTACTGTACATTTAAGTATTAATATATAATTTACCCATATAGTACTATATTCTTTTCTTTTGCTTCTTTTCTTTTCTTAGATTTCGACAATTTTACCAAGGTTTACATGTAGATTTGGAAAATTTTCAATTTTTCAAAGGTGTGTATTGTTTTTTTAGTTTTTTTTCACTATCTTTAACAAAACGTATTGTTATGCAAATAAGTACAAAAAAAAGGATTGAAGCATTGGATGTGTTGCAGAGGTATAACGGCGACAATCCCTA